ACAGTTATACTTGCTTTTGCTTCATTAAGATTGTCTGCCCAACCTAGTCTCCATAATAATCTAAAAACGTGTGTATCAACTGCTATGTGTGGTTGTCCCCAAACAAATCTCATTACAATGTCAGAACTTTTCCTACCAACTCCCGGTAGTGTCATTAGTTCTTTTTGTGTTTGTGGCACACGTCCATTAAAATTTTCTAACAACATTTTGCTTGTAGCAAGAATGTTTTTGCTTTTAGCATTATGTAATCCTGCAGGCCTAATTGCTTCAATAACTTCTTCTCTAGTTAATTTTATCATGTCTTCCGGATTATCGGACAAGGCAAAAAGTTGTCTACAAGCAATCGCAGTTCTCTTATCTTGACTTTGTGCAGACAACATAACACCAATTAAACTGGTATATGCTTTGCTGTAAATTTTTGCTTTAGGTTTGCGATTCGAATACTGTGGATAAGTTTTACTTAATTTTTCGTAAATGTAGAGAATGTCATTACTGTTCTTCATCCGAGTGTAGTTCATTTAGTAATTGTCTCAGTTTGCCACCTTCTACTGTGGCTTTTACTTTGCCGACGTTATCACCTTTTCTTGGATCTAGTTCTTTAGGCTTATCTGTTGACACTTTGCTTTTTTGTTTCAGTGAATCATATATAGTTGATGATTGCTTTTTGAATTGTTGATATTCTTGATCCTCAGCCAAGTCTCTTATTCTTAAAGTGTCGACATCAAATTCTAAATCTATTTTTTGTCCAACGCCTGAACTTGATCTTGTTTTCATAAACTGTATTTGATATCTACCACGTTCTTTCATTGCTCTTGATGTGAATATACCAAACACGTTGTCTGCTGTCTGCACTTTAGATAAACCGCCTGCTATATGAGAATGATCAAATTCAATTTCTTCAACAGAGGCTCTATTAAGTTGCGATGCTGTACACAGCAACAAGTTGTTTTCTGTTGACAAGTTTCTTAGTTCTTCAGACACATATTTGTCTTTTATGAACAAGTCCGCTGGACTTATTCTTTTGGATTTTGGCATCATGAGATCCAAATAGTCAACTAGTATACAATCAATTTTCTTTTTAGTTTTTAGTTCTAGTTCTTTGATATAAGACTTAATATCTAAAACTGTTTTACCACTTGGCAAATATTTTATTTGCAAGTTACCTGATTTCTTAGCCAACATCTTGACTTTCATTTCTACGTTTTCAATTTCAGGAAATACTTTTCTAGTTGGTATGCCAGTAATCATTGCATCCATTCTCATGGCAACCAGTTGTTCACTCAATTCAAAACTAATATAGCAAGTGTTCAAACCAGCGGTGGCCCAATTTACAGCAAGATTCTGTAAGAACAAACTTTTTCCTGCACCTGATCCGCCTGCAAAAATGTTTAGTTCACCTCGGTTGAATCCACCGAACAGTTTCTTGTCCAAATTGGCCCACCCTGTACTGATCTGACCATTGGAGTTCTTTAAGTTCTCCAATCTACCTTTTGGATCTTCAAAGTAGTCTGTACCCATGTCACGAGTCAATCCAATGTTGACTGCATCTTTGACCTTGTCTTCAACAGGAGCATAGTCGCCTTTTTCCAGCAAGTCTGCTGATTCAAGTATTGCACGTTCCAGTGCTTTATGTCGGGAAAATGTTTCAAACTCGTCCAGTAACCAATTAAAGTGACTTGGATCTAGATCTTTTGCTGATTTAAGTTTAATATCAAATTTGGCATTTACTTGTTCTACTTCAGGCAATACTTTGTACTCTTCTGAGTAGTCTTTTATAAATGCCGCAATAGGTTGTAGTTTTCTATCAAATGATTTTGAATCAAAAATGTTTTGTGCTCTAGCATACGACTCTGCATCTGCCAGCATCATTTCTAAATAAAGTTTTTGTACATCAAAAGTATATTCAGCCATTATTTAAAAAACCTTTTAAATTTATCTATTGATTTTTGTAGAGGTCCATATACCTGTTCAATAAAAACTATATGCTTAGATAATTTTTTATCTAAGTCATTTATTACTTTTTTAAGATCTTTAACCTCTTTTTTTAAATCTATTATTTCCTTATCCATATAATTTCCTATTCAAATCTATTTTTAGTTTAGTAGATTCTGTTGTTTTTAAAATAGATTGTATAGTAAACAGTCTTCCATATTTTAACACAGCATCAGCCACATCAGCAACCGATTCCTCCCACTTTGGAAAAGCAACACTCCAACCAAACTCTATTGCTTGATCTATTAGTTTTTGTCCTGGTTGATCTCTATCTGGTACAACAATTACTTTTCTATTCAATCCGTTGATCAACTCCCTCTGTATATCATTTACCTCCGATCCAAGTATGCTGACTCCAGAAATGGTAATTGCATCAAACGGTCCTTCTGTCACTATTACAAATTTTCTTGTCCAATCCTGTGCGTCCATATTAAAAACATATCCAGGTTGGACGTCTGTAAAATATTTTACTTTTTCTAAAGGCTCAAATAGTCTACCAGTAAATCCTACAATGTCTCCACGCCAATAAAATGGAATTAATAATCTTTTGTTTACATCAAAATAATTATTTGGAGAGTACATGAAATCATACCAGTCAGGACCTATACCTCTACTGCCAAGATAATTCAAAAGATTGTCTATATTTTTTTGTTCACTCGAACTTAGTGTTGTGTATTGTTCTAGCCATTGTTCAAGCCTTTTGGTATGTTTGGGTAAATCTTTTTTATTAAATGTTACAAATTTTTTCTTTTGATATTTTATATCTCCTTCTTCGTGTCTCATTGCTTCGATTGCTAATTTACGAATTGTATCATCTGCAATACCGATGTAACTCATAAACGTTCGCATCTTTTGCGACAACCTTCTTCCAATCACGTAACTGGCTTTGAATCCACAATTGAAACAGTGATAAGACGTTGTACCGTCTGCTGTGGTCATTATGCCACCACGTTTTTTCTTATCTTGGGTTTCTCCGTTGTGAATACAACAAGGAGCATTAAAAGCAATCCAACCTGATGGCGTTTTTTTACGGCCAGCAGGCAACGAAGTAAGAATAGTCGACTGGATCAGATTCATCCTTTTATTTTACTGTCTGTATAGGATTTTGTCAATAGTGCCAGTATTATCAGTTGCATTGTCCCAATTAAACTTTATAAATTGGTAAATGCCCGTGAAGTTGTAATACTTGACGCCTGTGCTTGGTAAATCTGTTATAGTTGACACAGTGAAAAAATCAGTGGCCGCTGGTGTTGAGGCCATGGTGCCTAATATTTTAAGAGTGCCTGAAAATCCTGCTGTGTAAACAGCAATGGTTTGTAGTGCATCATTGTTGTTTTGTCCAGGAAAACCTTGGATAGTATCATTAGAGATGTACTTCAAAGGATAAGGATTAGATGAAGTATTTGCTGTAAATGAGTCTGCTTCTTGACTAGCAACAAACTGTGGAAATCCACCATCAATCAGTTCAACTGTGCCCGCTGAATTATATCCTGTATCAGCAAAAGTCACTTGAAATGATGTGCTTGATCCGTCAGTTAGCACTTCTCTAACACTATAATTGTAAAATTTAGAATCTAATGAAACCATATCACCATCTGTGATGGTCACTGACGCTGTGCCTTTAGATGCCTGTGTTGAGCCGTCATCTAAAATTGTTAAAGTACGGGTCAAAACTGCTTTTTTACTTAATGTATCGATAAGGGCAAACTCAAACGATTTACTAGTAACGTCCTGAGCCTTCTGATCTTCATTTTTAAAGGTGAAAGTAATTGGGTTTGAAACTCCTCTAAATATTTTTAGTCTTCTGTCGTACACTTTAGAATTTCTCCCGTGATAACCATTTATATAGGCTATTACCAAATTTGTAAGTAAATACCTCGATATTGTTTGCATATAGCATATTTAACAGTATTTATTGAATAGTATGAATGAAGTTTTTGAAACACTAGGAAAGAAATTTCCCTTTTTATCATTAATACGCAAGGGAGACCTTGAGTTTGTTGGTATCATATCAAATCAAGATAGCCAAGTAACTAGTTTTTATGACTATGGAAGAATAATGCTACCAGAAGACAAAATGAATTACCTCAAACTAGGCGAAACCTGGTGGTGGGAATCAAATAGAAAAATACCAATCAATATCTTCCTAAAAGGAGACTGGAGTTATTTTAAAACAACACTAGTTTCATTGGCCACAAAAGATATCCAAATTGTACATGGACCATGTGTGCGATTAAGCGACATCGCAAAGAAGAGAATCAAGAGAAGAACAATCCAATTGGTTAGACGACCCGTCTAATATACTTTAAGAAAATAGAACGCTGTCTAGCGTTCCATGTCATTTCTACTTTTTTCTTTATCCAAATATCTTGCCACATGGGCAATGAATGAGCTATAAATTCTTTAGCATTCCAATCACTTGGGACCTTGCATCTAACAGATCTTCTTTTGTCCTTTACGTAATCGCATTGTTTAGCTAGTTCCACTGTGCAAGTGTAATCATTGGGCAGGTCTACTTTGATAATTTTAGATTTTTTAGTTAGTTTTTTTAGTTTCCGATTGTACACTAAAAGTATATTTATCAGTTGCTATCAAATTCATTTGTACAACAATAGCCTGTGCATAAGCAACAGCATGTGACTTTTTGAAAAAGTAACTGCCGTCTGTTGGTTTTACCCAAACTTCCTGCATTATATCTTTCCAATACTTGTGCATTAGTCGTCTTTTGGCTGGACGTATTATCGCTAACACAGCCGCTAGTTGTTCAATTGTTTTAGGCTCTAATTTAGAAACAATATTGAAATGTCCATTTAAATGAAACAACTCATCAACAATTTTTTTATCTTTTAGCATGTCCCAATTTGGTTCCTGTATCATTAGTTCAACTAGTTCTTGCTCATTAGCAACATTTTTATAGATATTAACATTTAGACAATCAATTTTGAAGTAGCCTCTATCTTCTGCTTTTTTGTAATCGATACTTGAATATTTTGTTACTGGGTCAGTTGGAATTTTATGAAAGTAAACACCTGTTTTGTGTTTTTCAATTTTGTTTTCTTTGATCATTGATGCAGGTGTGTGTTTAAAAAGTTTTAACGCTTTTTCTCTATCATAAAAATCTATATCTACATCAGGCATTAGTGTAATTTCTTTCTATTGTGTTTGATAATATCTTCTTTCGAACCAGGTTTTAGTATTTCTAATACTTGAAGCATTTTTTTGTATCCAGCAGTGTGTTGTATTTCATTATTCATTTCCGGAAGTATCACTTTGCCAACTGTGCCATCTTTTTTAATCACTACCACACTGTCTCCAACCTCCATGTCCAAATGATCATCTATCTCTATATTGAACTTACTCAATGTGTGCCTCCTTTGAAGTTTCTTGCACGAACAAATGATCTGCAGGATAGTTTTTAAATTTGTTTCTCCAAAACTCTGGATCAATATAAGTTTGTATCATTTGAAGTTGTTCATCCGAAAATGATTGTAACATCTTTTTACCCGCGTCACAACCTAGCACCAGCCATGGCGATAGTTTTCCAGTTTGTATGTGTTGAACTGCTCGACTGGTATTGACTAATCTGAAATAGTCTGACCATTGTGCATTTTGTTCAGTGGCCCAGTCCATCATTGTTGCTATAGATCTTCGTAGTGCGGCTTCTACAGGTTCAGTCTTTAAAGTGTCTTTTAGATATTGTTCATACAAATCATCTCTGCTCCAATGATCTAGTTTAACTCCAGACAGCACCACGTAGTCAATATATTTTTCAGGATACAACGGATTAGTATGCATAATGAATCGACCAAATTTTACAAACGCATTGTAGTATGATGAACTACAAAAATCATCGTATGTTTTTTTCTTATTAGTTTTTTGATGTATTTCGTAAAAACGTTGAAATACTATAAAACCATTCTGCACCCATTTTTCATTTTTCTGCAGATATCTTCTCTTTGGTTCACACATATGGACTTGAAGTGTTCTCTCTCTTGTGAACTCCTTGCCACAGTAGGGACACTTAAATTTAGTTGATTCCATGTTCTTCTAATAGTTCTTCTAATTCTCGATCAGTTATTATTTTGTCAAGTGTTTCCAGATCTGCTTCTTTAACATTAGGAAAAAGTGTTTGCAATTGTTTTAAACTTTTATTAGGTACACGTTTCATAGGTTTTATCCAAGGATGAAACTGTTGTTTAAGGCCACCACACATGGCTGTCAACATCCAACAAAGTTTTTTGTGTTTGCTTGATAACGTAAACAAGTGTTTGTTAATACACTCGTTTATCATTTCAACATAGTGTTCTTGATAAAACTTATCACCACTTACACTTGATGCATATCGCATTATCATGTAAGGACTGTACAACGATTTTTCTTTATCATCTATTCTATCAAAATAGTCTTTGTTTCTAAAGTCGATGGCTTTCAAACCATTTCTTAGTTCAAAAAATTTTCTATTTGTATTCTTTTGCTTCATATATCAATCTAAATTTAGTTGCGTGTTTGTAATCTTTGAATCCTATTTTTACGTTTCCATGCATGAACTGTATTGAGTTTAATTTTATTTTATATTCTTTAATTGTGTCAAGCAACCTAGGAAAAAAGTCTTTTTCCATCCATACAGGCTCTTTCATATTTTTTCCTGTATCAATCATCATTACGGGTGCTTTTATTTTTACAAATTTGCTGTTTAATTTCTTTTTAAAAACACTGGCCATAGTCTAATTGTTCACACTGTCTTGAAATGTCTTTTACAAAATAAGCACATGGCGGATTCTTTTCATTAGTTAGAGGAACAGCAAGTAGTTGTCCAGATTTGATTTTAGGAAAATACCATTTCACTTCTGTGTAAATGTCTACTATATCAACCTGATAAAATTCTGGCATTCCTCCAGTCAAAGGATTAAATGTAAATCCGTCAAACCCCCTGTCATTTAAACTTGTAATTGGCAACACATGAAGTTCACCTTGTTCTGCTTCACCTATGACCATTTTCCAATCTAACGGCATTTTTAATTTGTATGGTCCAATTTGTAGCACTGCCGCTGGAGAATTAAATGATTCTAAAAATATTAATGGTATGTAAAAGTAATCCGGATTTGTAGGATCTGAATTGTCCAATACAGCAAATCTTAATTTTTCGTCTACATACTCTGGAATTTTTTCCAGTTTGTAAGTTATATTATCAAGTGTAAGAATTTTCATAATTTATTTTTTCTATATTATAAGGGTAATTGGCCTCTTTGTAAAACTTTTTTCTTTGAGTAAGGTGTCTTTTCGCAAATTTACAACTACTAGTGATATCCCATATTTCTACATGGTCTTTGTCCTGTGCCTTTCTTATGCCACGTCCTATTGATTGAATTACTCGTACAAATGATTTTCCTGGTTCTATGAGAACAAGATTAAAAATACGAGGAATATTAATGCCAACACTGGCAACTCCATATGTGGCAATAATAATTTTATTCGTTGCTGTAGATACTTCATCATATTGTTCCTTTCTGTCGGGGTTTTTGGTTGATCCTGATATAAAAACTGAGCCAGGTAATTTTTTCTTTAGGGTTTCACCTGCACTTATTCTATCAACAAGTATAAGGGTGTTTCCTGAATTTGATATTGATTTAATAGTTTGTGCAACAAAAGACATTCTCCGATCATCAGTTGTAAGCCATTTTAGTTCTTCTTGATAGTTTGTAAACATTTTTGTTTCAATTGTTTGTATAATATTAACATTACAATTAGCAAGTACACCTTTGTCTTGCAGTGTCTTAGCCGCAATTTTGTTAACTACTTCGCCGATGGAACATTTGATTCCCATAAATTCAAAATCTGCTTTTGGCACTGTGCCTGTAAGGCCCCAACGTATACCACAATGTGCAAAAGGTCCGGTCAACATTCTTTTTAAAACATCTGCTTTAGCCATGTGTACTTCATCAATTATAATTGTATTAATACCTTTTATTGCTTCTAAAAAATCTGCTGTGTGATCGTCTTTGCTTTTCTTTTCTAGTACATTCAATGATTGCCAAGTGGCAATTGTGTTGTATCTGCCTAATTCTTTTCTATCACCGTAATAAACACCTGTGTCTAAATTACAAGCAAGAAAGTCTTCTTCTGTTTGTGTAACTAGACTTTTGTTTGGAACAATAGTAAGTGTTCGACCATATGGTTCGACTAACTGGCACAGTGCCGCTGTAATAATGGTCTTGCCTGCACCAGTTGCGATCTCTTGAATACATTGTGGATTCTCAATAAATTTATTAATTGTTTCAACTTGATAATCTCTTAACACAATTGGTTGTCCATCACATGGGTGTCCTTTGGGCCAGTTTATATTACTGAGATAATCTTTATCTATTTTATTAAACTCAAAATTGTGTTTTGTTCTTTGATCTTCAAAATCAACATACACTCCGCCGTCTTCTAGAATTGGCAAAATTTGATCAACCAGGCTCAAATAAGTTGTGCCTCCTAGTCCAAAAAATGCAATCTTGCCATCCCATCGTCCAAGTTTTACTGCTGGTAAATGTCTTGCATATGGAACTTCATATTTAAATTTGTTGGAAAGTCTTTTACGCCATTCCAAGGATAAATTTTCAAATTTAACGTTTACTTCGTCTTTAATTACTAATTTACATGAGCTCATAGTTTGTTTATAGCACGGTCTTTCCATTGATAAGACATGGGCTGATATGTACTATAATACAACTTTTTTGGAAGATTATCAAGTAGTCTTTTAACCTTTTCTCCTTCGGTATGATAAAAACCACCACCTATCGCTGTGATTGAACATTTCAATTTTAAATTGGATCGCATAAATGATCTACTTAATTTATTTCTTACAAAATAAACTTTAGTATGTTCGTCTACTCTTTTAAATGATCTAGACATTTGGTATAAGTCATATGCAATTTGGAAAACGTCATCGGACATTTTTTCGTTTTGAACTGTAAATCGTTTTTCTACCTTGTTTTTGTCCTTATACTGCTTAGGCTCTGTAAAATCAAAAGCAAAACTAAAATGTTTGCCTTCATCAAAACCATGACGTTTAAAACACTGAATCCAATTTTGCATATCTAGAACTGCTTCAGGTGTGTCAGTAATGTCGCCAGACACAGGCATTATCAACGGAAATGAGTCTAGTTCATTTAGTCCTGCTATAATTTGATCTTTCGAGTATAACTTTTTATCTATCCATAGCATTGAATTACTATTGTGTGCAATCTCTTTTCCTAAATCAGTATATGCCTTTGCTTTTATTTTTCTTTGATTTACACCTAAGTTTTTACAATTGTCTAATTGAATCAACGTTTTTTTATTTTCTAAATTATTTTTCCAATACTCATTTAATGCTTCTGATCCGTTTGAAATTTGTATTTTATCTTTTATCATTCTTGCACAAGGACTTTTGAAAATTAATTTTTCTTTTTTAATTTCTTCATATTCATTTAGTATTTGGTCAGATGTGAAATCAAAATTATATCTTATTCCTATAGATACAAGATAAAATGTTGTTACGTCAGTTTTTCTTATAGTCCATGTTTTACTTCCGCCATCGTAAACAAAATATGATGCAGGTAGTCCTTTATGTTGTTTCAAACATCTAACTAAATTTACAAGTTTTTTAATGTAGGGAAAACGTAAAATAATCACTTGCTCCTCATCTTTATCAACATCAATTTCAATTGTTTTGGCTGAACTTATTACTCTAAATGGTTGAGCAAATTTTTTATTTTTTAAAGTTTCATCAATATCAAAACCTTTTGACTCAAATTTTGTTTTGTATCTTTTACACAAAATAACTGCTAGGTTGGCCTGTCTTTCAGTCCAAGCATAATCAGCCTCGGCTAAAGATGTTACAGTTGGACGATCTTTAGGATGAGCACAAACGCCAGTTGAATCCCAGGCCCAATCATTATATGCTAGTATTTTGATTAGGTCGTTTATTGTTTTAGGTTCTGTTTTAGGCATTTTTCTTAATATTAGTGTAATATATTAAACTCCATTATTTTGATAATTACAGTATAGCACAGTTGGTAATATTGTCAATCGATTATGAAAAAAAAAGTTAAAAATACTAAAAAGTCAATCAGATTAAGGGTAAAAAATGCTCTTAAAAAGAGAGAACACGTAAAGGCCTACAGACCAACCTTACCAGTAACACAGAGTTGGTTTAGGACTCTTAACAGGGGTCTTTTTCATGGTAGATTAATTGAACCTGACATGTTTGTTAAGAGACTAGTTGGTGACTGGGGAAGAGTAGTGGCCAATTGGGACAACAGAAAGTGTAGAGTAGGCACCTATAATCAAAATGTAATACCATATGAAAAAGCAGAAATTGTATACAAATTAGAACTGCATTGGCAATTTCCTAAATGGAAAGATTTTATCGAAACGTTAGCACACGAAATGGTACACTTGTATCAAATGCAAGTTATGGAAGATCCATATTCCAACCATAATAACAATTTTTATAGTTTCAGAACAAAGTTTAAAAGGTACGGTTTAAAACTTTATCGTTAAACTGATCATAAGTCATCAAAAAAGTATTTCCCAAATCAGTTCCTGTTTGTAGATAGTTTAGATAATCAGGTGGATTGTCATGCACGACAGTAAAATCACAATAAGGCCTTTGTTTTATGATACTCCTAAATTGTTTTAACCAGCCATCAAATATTGTGTCACTGTGTCTTTCGCCATAGTTTTCTGATTCTTGATACATGTTGTTTAGTTTGTCTTTTCCGTATTCTCTAAAATCAAAACCAATAAGATAAATTTTTTTGTGTCCATGCACTGTGGAAGTCCATATTGCCTGATTGCCTGATATGTATCCTGGATTGTTTGGGATCAGATGTAGTCCAGTGTTTCTGTTTACTTCTAAACTTGGAGTATAACAAACACAATCTTTCCATACTTCACTTTTTGAAATCTCCCTTGACATTAGTGCATCAACGCTAAACAAAAAGTCAGGAGTGAAATCTCTATACAAAGCATTACAACCATATGTTTGTCCTGAATCTTTTAAAGTTTTGAGTTCAAATTTGTTTCGACTTGGACCATTACCGATAATATATGCGTTGCCTTTAGGCACTGCTTTTACTTTATCTTCATAAAATTTTGTTTCTTGAATTTTTTTACCTTTACGTATTACAGTGTTGACAATAACTGTTTCACCTTCATATGGTTGCCATTCTATTGGTTTAATTATAGTCATCTATTTTTCTTTTGGTATAAAATTTAAATTTAAAACTGCTCTGTAAGGTGTGTCGCAGTTGTTTGTTGTACCCGCATGCGGAATTGTAGCGTCAAACATAACTAGTCTGTTGGCCACACTTGATACTTCCTCACCATTTTCAAATTTTGTATATCCATTGTTTGTGTTTAGATACAGTATTGCTGTTTGTGTATTAGGTGCAGGATTTTGAATGTCAGTGTGCATTAGATGTTCATGTATTTTTTCAGTCCTAAAAAGCAAATTAAATTTTACACGTACAATGTCTTTGATGTTTAATTTTTCTTTAAAAATATCTAGTCCGCCTAATGTAAAACTGCTTTGAAACTTTCCTTCCTTATACATAAGATGAGTAAATTGCACCTTACCATCATCTTCATAACTTACACCATGATTTAAGTACCACGGGAACTGCCCCCATTTCAATGTTACGTAAATTAGGTCCTCAAAATCTTTTTCATCTAAAAAGTTGTCTTTAATTGTTAACATTGTAATTTTTTTCTATTTGGTTTCTAATTCTTTGCCAAGGTGTTCCTTCTTTTATTTCATCTATCCACCATTCAGTATGACATAATTTGTGTGCCCAGTCTTCTCTATTAGGTTTTTTTGGATTTTGTAAATCTTCATATTGTTTGTTGGCAACATCATAACATAAACTGGACTTGGATGTAAAAACAGGTACACCGTTAAAAACAGCCTCCATGGCAGGATTGCTACTATGGTTGACTACAGCATATGCATCATCGAGATGTTTTACAAAGTCTGTGTCGTCGTATGTGTTTGGATTTCTACGCGGCACTTGTGTTTGTACTCCGGCCATTTTAATGCTTATCATGTTTCTCGGATGTGGCCTTATTATAATATTTTTGTCGGAGTGTTTTTTAATTTGTGACACTTGCTCTAGTAACCATGCGTTCATATCTGGAAGATTTTTCCATTGTTCACTGCTGTCATGTTGGCCGCAAATGATTATATTTTTTCCAGTGCGTTTCCATGGTTTAAAATTTATATTAAATTTTTTCCATCTATCTTCGCTGTAAGAATCATTTGCAAAGTCTGCATCTCTGTTGATACCATTGATCCCCATCTTCCATGTCATGTTACGTTTTATTCCTCCTACTTCCAAAACAACAACAGGTTTTTTAAGAGCTTGAAATTCTTTCCAGATTCTTAAGTTACTACGCATTCTTCCTTGCCATAACACACTCCATATTACAGCCACGTCTGTATCTAAATCATATTTGTCTATTTGAAAATTTTCGTTTTTATTTTTTAAATTTTCTATGAAAGCATCAAATACAGGTTTAGAATTAAGACTGCCGTATGATGGAAAAACACTTATTTTCATGTTATTAGTTTCCTTGTTTACCTTTTGCTACTTTGCTTATTATATCTTCTGCTTGTTTAGGATCAAACTTTATACCCCCGAACGGGTCATAGTTTTCTACATTTTTCCAATAGTCCTGATTGTGTTTTGTCCGTAGATCGTTTGCTGAACTTTTTCCTTTTATTTTTCTTTTCCCTTTCATGTGATCAATATATTCTCCTAAAGCACTATTAATAAAAATATGATGTCCTTTGGCTCCAGCACCTTTTCCAATATCAACACCTTCATTTGGTGCGACTCTTTTTAGTATTTGCCAAAATAGATAACTGTCGTGCCATTCTAATTCTTTGAATATTGTGTTGTTTTTGTAGAGACCAGTCCATGTGTCCATGAATTGATTTATTTGTGGATGTCGTCTATTGTAACACACCCAACCACACTCTGGATATTTTTGGCCTCGGCCTAAAAAATTTACAAGTTTGTCTTTAGGTAAAAGTGATGTTACAAATTCTTTTGTAATAGGTCGAAAAGTATAGGTGTCCGCATCTAACCATAGCACATAGTCAGTATCAATATTTTTTATGGCATGATCAACTGCAAAAGTTTTATGACTAAAACGCACAGCGTCCCAAAGGTAACTGCCCTTGCCTCTATCATTTTTTCCTGCTTTAGGATCTCGTCTTACTCCACCTGGAATCTCTTGTAGTTCACCATTGGCTACTGGATCGTTTTTGTGTTTTTCCTTAAATTTAACAAGTTCAGGATTGACATCTTCGATGTTTACATATTCTATTTTGTCGTGTATTAAGTTAGGTTTGTCACCTTCATAGTAGGCATAGAGTTTGACATCGTTTGGCCAAAATTCAATATGGCTCTCCAACATTCTTTTGGCATATGCCTGCCATCTGTTAGGAGGAAAAGTTGTTATTACTGAGAGTGAAATCATATTAATCCTAATTTTTGTTTAAATCTTTTATACACTGTGCCGTCACGTATTTCTTTTATGCTCCACATTTTATATCCAAGGTCATTGACCCATTGTGTTCTATCAGGCATTTCTGGAGTTTCAATTTTTGTTAAATCTTTATTTGCTACAGGCCAACAAAGTGCAAGATCGCTAGTGCAAAAGGTAGGAATACCCCTGACGCAGGAGTCAGTTGAGGCAGTAGAATTGTGAGTAACAACAGCATGGCAATTGGTTATTGCTTGTTGGAAATGAAATCTATAATGCTTTTTCTGATCACCAACAAAATGTCTTTGAGGTATTTCTAATTCAATATCTTGAGGAAATTCTTTTCGTCTTTGGTACATTACATCAGCGTGATTAGGGTGTGGCCTTACAATAAATTTTCTTTTAGTCAATGGTCGAACCTTTTTGTATACATCGTTAAACCAGTCTAATGGATCTAATTCATTCATGCTCCAATTGTCTTTTGGCTGTAAAACAAAAAGTATAGGATCGTCAGGATTGCTTTTACGCCATGGTTCATACTTTACATTAAATTTTTCTTTCATCATTTCCCATCTATCGCTAGGTGAGTCATCACTTAGAAAGTTGCCGTTGTTCATTGGTGTGTAAAGTGCTACTCGAAAATGATGTAAGTGCTACTCGAAAATGATGTTCAGGTGACGTAGACACATTGCCAAAACTAGATAGAACTCCGCCGTCGAATGTTATCAAAGGAATTTTTTTTGCACGACATATATTTGCAAGTTCTCTTCTTCTACCTTTAGTATGATGCATCTGTTTGTCTCCTCCATAGCCAAACATCTTCAACAGTGGGGCCTGTTCGATGTTCATGCACAATTACAGGTTCGTCGCCAGTGGCTTTTATGCCTTCTGCTAAATGAAAAAGCAACTCATAACTGTTGCCTCTCCTACGGTCTTTTACTGTTCGTCTAAAAATTTCAACTTTCATTTTTTAAAAATCCTAATTCAAGCATTGGTTTTAATCTTTGTCTGTTTATAACAATTTTGTATTTTGATTTAAATGCACTACATATTTCTCTAATTTGTTCAAAATTTGTTTCATAATTGTCGTTTAATCCTAATTCTATTTCTGTCACCCAGTATTTAAAATCTATTTGTTTGTCTAGTATTTCTTTTGCAAAATTATACCAATGTCCTTCTATATCAGTTTTAAGTATATCAACTGTGCTCCAATTTGCATCATGCATAATTGTTTCTATATTTTTAAAGTCTACTTCTGTGGCTAATCTGGTTCCATCAGGATTAAACGCACTAAAACTTTTCCATTGATTTTTTACAGACATTATTTCTCCTGCATCGTTTTTTAAGGGTGTATAGTAAAATTTTTGTTTGCCATTAGTAGGTGCATACCCAATTGGAATATATTTTATATTTTTTTTAACAACTGTTTCTGCAAACGCCATAGCAGTTTGTGAATGTTTAAAATATTTTTTTCCACTACCGTTTAATATGGAATTTATATTTTGTCTTGTCCATGGTGTGGGATCGAACATTTGTATTTCTAAATTTGGATTGTCGAAACACATTAATTTTTCAAAAGCACAGTTACCACCTACTCCAAACGACAAAACGTATTTTGAACTTTTTACTATGTCTTCTGGTGCATAGTAGTTGTGATATTTCTTGAATCTCTGTTTTGCTGTTACTACTTCGCTTTCAAGAATACGAATTTTTTCAACTATCTCTGTATGTTCAGGTTTTAATTTATCAGCCATTTAAGATTTTCCATGCAGTGCCATCTTGCATTTCTGTAAGGTTAAAGTTGTTATATGCTAGACTTGCAAACAATGTCATTCTATCTTCGTATTTAGGCGTTTCTATATTGGCCAAATTAGTTTCCGAAATAGGAGCCGCCGCACAATTAACACTATCGCAAAAGACAGGTACACCGTTGTGCAGACTAGCCAACGTTGTGTTGCTGTTATAAGTTACGCAGGCAAAATAATCTTGCCAATTTATATTACCTTGTTGTTTTGTTGGTTTATCAACTTTTATAGTTGCTCCCACATGATCAGTTGTATTACCTTGTTGTTTTGTTGGTTTATCAACTTTTATTGTTGCTCCCACATGATCAGTTGCAATTGTAGGATTATAAGGTTTTTCTCTCACATCTATTATTCTGTCTGTGTTGGTTTTTAATATTTTTAAAGTTTGATCTATCCAATTTCCAACTTTGAAAAAATTTGATATTGCGTTTGTAGGTGGTAATACTAAAATTTTTCCACCGCTTTTTTGCCATGGTTTAATTTCTTCTTTAAAATACTTTTCATATCGATCACTTTTTTTGTGAGTCAATTTGTTTTGACAGTGTTTATTTTTTGTTATCCTTAACCAATGTGGGTAGTCATGAGCATTTGTAAAATAACCATGATCCATAAAGTAAAAATCTTTATTTTGTTTTTCACACAATTTATAAACTTCACCTGATCCTGCAAGTATACCGTACATGGTTATATTTTCTTTTGGAAGTTCTTTTAGGTCTCTAAATTGATATATCTTATTTGGGCCTGGTGTACCTTTTACAAAAGCGTCAACATATCGTTGTGTCCTTGGTTTTGTGGTGTGTATTCCAACTATAGACATTTAATAACCTCTTGAACATTAATTTTAATGTTGGCCATATCGTTAAGTCGTTTTACTCCTTTAGGCTTATCTTTATGATTAAGTTTAATTTTGTCTCCAAATAAAACTTTGTGTATTAAACCACAGTTATGACTTAATACAGGATAAACTTTTTTGTCAACTTGCTCAATATGATTTATTTCAATTACTTTTGTGCCATGCTGACACCATAATAAATTTACCAAGCCTGCACCATGTGTTGCAACTACATGTGTGGCTGTATCAAAAATTTTCATTTGTTCCTGTACAGTATATTGTGAAAGTTCAACAGGTTTAAATCCTGCCAATGCCAAAAGTAATTCTTCTTGATTGACTAGTTGTCTTGTTTTTGCGTCTTTACGGGTAATAAAAATTTTTTTATCCGGATTGCTTTTTGCTGGACCAAATGTTCTTAGCCATTCTATTATTCTAGGATTAGTCACCCCGTCATCTCTGTTACTCATACTTGGCACAATGAGATGCCTAAATTTTAATGTTGAATTTTTTTCCATAACAAAATATTGCATGTGGGGGAAAATTTCTTTTAATACTTTTTTAAGATAAGTTGACATGCAAGGAAAAACATAAATGTAATCAAACATATGTTTTTGTTTAAGATTTGCTACCAATCTTAATTTTGAAATTACGTCTATCCATACGTGCCATGGATTGTTACTTGACTCCTTATCTATTGGCATCCATACATATGTATTTTCAGCACCATAATTTTTCTTTGGTTTAGGTAAGTTTATATCAATTTTTTTACCCCAATTGTTCCATAACTTGTGCGTTTTTTTTGGCTTATTTTTTGCTTGCCAAAGCAAGGGCCAAACATGATCAGTAACCATTAAGTTGTCGTTGGTAATAAGCAATGGAGGGTTACTATTAACTGTGCAGTCGTTAAATTTTGCAACAAAGGTGATAGCAGTTTCGAATTGATCCTGACTTTGCTTTGGGTGCCATTTTACCTTAAATGCAAAAGGAAGGTCTATATGACCAAACTTTTCAATAAAATAAGATATGTCAGAAATTGGTTGTACTATCATTGTATTTGTAATAATTATACTATAAAATACACGTATGAACAAACTTTTTTCCAATGGATGTAGTTTTTTAACACCAAGACCAAAAGATGGTGTAGAAACTTTTGCATCATTAGAATTGGCCAAACATTACAGTGCAGACATTACCAATATAGCAATGGGTGGCAGAGGTAATGGTAGAATTAGTTTTAGCACAAAAGTTTGGTTTGAACAAAACGGTTCTGCTAATACATTTGCAGTTATTGGCTGGAGCAGTCAGCATAGAAACGACTATGTCACTAATGATGGTTGGAAAGCAGGAAGAATTGAAGGCACTGACCTCACTTGGAGAACCTGGAAGACCTTGGACAATGTTAGTTTTATTCAAGAACAACGAGGTTGGGATATTGAGACCAATGCAACGATTAATTTTTTAGATCATGTGTTTGACTTACAAAATTATTTTGCTAGAAAAAGTATTCCATATGTTATGTACAATGCCTTACCAAATACATTGGAGGCTCCTTGTAGAGATAGCAAAGCAATCAGAGAAGCATTAGACATGAAAAGATTTTTTAATCCTACTACAAGTCATTATGAATATGTTTTAGATAAAAAATTAATTGTAAGTCCAAATGATCCACACCCAAGCACTGAAGGTCATGTGCAATGGGCAAATATGTTAAAGGAGTATATTGATGTTAACAATCTACGCACCATCTAACAATCCAAAAAGTAAATGTTGGGAAGTCTTTAATGGCGTTCGAACACATTGGATCGAAGACGTAAAGTTTGCAGACAATAACTTAAATTATTTTTTAAATGACGACACACAATCTATGTTTTGGGGATTAGTCAACAATAATACTAATCTAATACATCAGATAGATGAAGCAGGTCAAAATTGGTGGTTTACAGATACGCCATACTTTGGAATACATCAGATAGATGAAGCAGGTCAAAATTGGTGGTTTACAGATACGCCATACTTTGGTAGATTTGACAACACTAATTTAAAACCCAACAATCATTATTGGAGAATATGCAAAAATAAAATACACGTAGGCTATATTCATGGCCTTGACAATAAAAGATTACAAAAATTTAATGTGCAAGTGAAAGATAAAACTAACAAAGGAGATCATATTTTAGTTTGTCCTAGTAGTCCAGGTATCAACAATTTTATTAATGAACAAGATTGGTTGGATAAAACCATAAAAGAAATAAAACAACATACTGATAGACCTATTATAATAAGACACAAACCTCGAGGACGTGGAACCAGTGGGCCAAGCGAAGCAGTTATTCCTATTGAGAAACAACTTGAAAACGCTTACGCATGTGTTACTAGTTGTAGTATTAGTGCCGTAGAAAGTTTATGCGAAGGAGTTCCTGTTGTGTGTCATCAAAGTAGTTTTGCAGAATCGATCTGTGATACAGATCTAAGTAAAATAGAAAGTTTAAATTATGTTGATCCTAGTAATTGGCTTAATTCTTTAGCATATCAGCAGTTTACTCCTGAAGAATTTAACAATGGAACTGCTGTTTCTATTTTGAAAGAGATAAAAGTTCTTTAATTTTTTTTTGATCAGTTTCATTAAAATATACAAAACAAACCAACATTTCAGGCTTATCTCCCTGGGTGTTTATTAACTCAAAACTATCTTTTGAATTCATGATAACAATAGTGTTTGGTCTATAAGGTAAATTTTTCTCACCAATTTTGATGTGTATTGATCTGTTGTCAGTTCTCTGTTTGAAAAACCAATAGCCAACATATTCATCTTTGTTTCTGTGTGCGTTGGGTTCGAGTTGTTCTAAATTTAGTGTTTCTATATTATAAGTTTGTCTAAGTTTTTGCCACACTTCGTGATGCTCGTTATAGAATTGTTCATAAAGATGGTCATAAAGTTTATTTTCAATAGGTCCATTTATTACAATGTATGATTCCTTAATGTTATCATCTGAAATTTTATGCAACATCTGATAACTTGAATAATAAGTTTTGTTTGCTTCTTGTTTCTGCAATGATGTTGATGCTTAATCTTTCAACTGTTGCGTTTTCTCTTGGAGTAACTCCGTGAACGCTTTTTCCTGTATTAAGAAACATAACAAAAGTGTTTGGTTTATATTTTACTGTTCTTATTAATTTTTTTTCTGTATCTTGAGATATTTCTCGTCCTTTTTGTTTATCAACTCCTTTTACAAGTTTGGTGTCAAAAATTTCAAAGTCTCCACCGGTACTTGTATCTGTGTCCTGTCGAAAATAAAGTAGTCCTGCATAAAGTTCCTGTGGATTGTCGATGTGTGTGGTTCGTGTTGTACCAACTTTTATTGGATTATGAACAACAAATTGTGTGTCAGTAACCATGTCACCATTTTTTTCATCTACGCCTCTAACCATTACTTTTTTATTAAAAACTTGTTCTCCATATGTTATATCATTTTTGAATAAGTTTAAAACTTTATCGTAATATTTTTGACTTGTGTGTGCTTTAAAAAAATCTTGCCACTCTTCTGATACAGTGATTGTCTTTTTGTTTAAAACATCATTTGCAAGATACCTGTGCGTGTGCCCTTCAATCAAAGGCAACTTTTGTTTCATTTCTTGTGTTGGAAAAGTTTTTGCTAAAGTTTGATAAAAATCTTTTGGCAATGCGTTCTTAATTACAATATGAGGATACGGTTCTTGAAAGTAATCAGTTTCAGGATTAAAATTATCTAGTACAGTTATCATTATGATGAAAATAAATTTATTAATTCTTTTTTCCACACATCAGCATATTCACAATCTCTGTATCCGTCAAACCATGGACCACCTTCAGTGTAGTGCAATATTTTAGGTTTACCGTCTGTTGGTTGTTTGTACCAACCCACTAACCAATTGTATTCATGCGGTAAAGAACCAACTTCATTGTCTTCCAGCCAACTAAATCTATGTAAAAATTTTGCATCTTTTTCATTTAAGAGTTCGGGAGTTAATATTTTGTTCTTTGGATGTTCGCAGTTCCATAGCACCATACTTGACCAATTTTTTCTTGGATATACTGTTTGCACCTGTCCATCCATTTTGGTTCCTTCTTTAGGTTTATAATCATGTTGAACACAAACAACTGCCTTGCTTGGATCACAGAATTTTACTAGTTCATGGCTTGGAATCTGCCAAACAAAGTCACAGTCGCAAAATACTGCCCAACCTTTGTAATCATTCATGTATGGAATAAAAAATCTTGTAAATGTAAATTCTGTAGATGCTAATTTGTCAACAGGTCTAGTGTATAGACCTTGTTCTCGCATTTGTCTTTGCTTTAGTGGAATAACTTCTGCTGATGGATCTCGTCTTTTTATTGAATGTTCGCAAACTTGATACGCAATATCTTCTCGGCTGTCGTGTCCTACATATATTTTCATTTTAAATCTCCGTCATTACGCATTTTTTCTCTAATTTTTGTAGCGGATATTTTTTGTGTTTCAGAGTCTAACACTATCTCTTCTATTTTGTATCCAACTCCTCTACCATAACATATATTAGTTATGTTTGGTACCAATATGATTTTGAATTTTCCTTCATACTCTTTAAGGGCATTTTCTATGTTAGTTTTTATAGTTTCAAAATCGAAAGGATTGTCGCCAACCCCTTGTACATCTCTCACCATTATTAAAACTTGTCCTGTTTTCTTTAGGATTTCTTCAAAAAGTTTTTGATGTCCATTGTGCCATGGTTGCCATCTGCCTAACATTTGTGCTGTTGGTTTTCTATTGTCCCAATTATTTGTCATTTTTATGTATGTCCTGTTTAATTAAAAACGCCCACATCTCTGCGTCCATGTGTGTTACTTTGTAATCATAATGTTTAGGTGGTACAAACATTTTGTTAGTATCCTCAAATCTTCCTTCTTTAATTGTGTCCATCCAAATTGTATAGTCTGCACTAAAGTCTTCTCTTGTTTTTTCAGTTGGACACACAAAGTCTGCTATAACATTTCTATTATTATTAATTGCTTCTTGAGCCATTGATTTCATTCTGTTGGCTTGTCTATTTCGACCTTCAGGAGAAAAATCCCAATCATCTGCATTTTTTCTTACTTCGTCTGCATTAAGCCATACTGCGTTAAGCATTGGCACTAGTCTCTCTGCGAGTGTAGTTTTTCCTGATCCCGGCAGGCCACAAATTAATATTTTTAATTTTGGTTTATCGCTGTGTACTTGCATTTAATTTGAAACTATCTTGTGAATTTGTTTCCAATTATTTACTCTCTTGATTTTAGGATGTGAGTGATGTTGATTGTAGCCATGATTAATTAACAGAGGTTTTAAGCCTAATTTGTATCCAGTCATAGCATTTTCCCACTTGTCTTCAACCCAATATAAACCAGTATTTTTAAATTCTTCTAAGACTGAGAATTTGTCATCGCCGGTTTCTAAAATAAAGTAGTTTTGAAAAACGTGTTCACCAAAAAGATCAGACAGCAGTGTTTTCCTTAATAACTGTGCAGGTACATCTGAAGTTTGTGATGTAATAGGAATAAAAGTCCATCCTTCTGCGTGTAGTAATTTTACAAACTTAACTGCTTCTGGCAATGGCGGTTGAGTACCCATCCATGCACTTCTATTGAATTCTCTTATTTCTTTTTCTATTGTTGTCTTAGAAACACCAAACCGTTTCTCCATGGCGTATTCTGACTGTTTATTTTTTAACAACCTATATGTCTGTCTTCTTTTGCGTCTCACAAAATGACTTCTTTTCAACATCCATTGAGTAAAATGGTTTTCCCATTCTAGTAATACACCGTCTACGTCTGTTAAGATTATTCTATTTGATCGTGGCATCTTCCATTCCTGCTACTCTAAGTTTCACAATATTGGTTATTTGCCATTGTTTTTGATCAAGTCCTTTGGTTATGCCCAACCAACGGTTTCTAAGTAAAGCAAATTCATTTACAATTTTATCAAAGTCTACCACATCCGCTTCACCATCTACATATTTTTCAACATCTCGACTTGATAGTGCTCTTTGATAATTTTCTAAATATTTTTTAAAATGCGTTGATCTTAATTTTCTTTTTTCTATGTTAAGATATTCAAGTATTGCTTCTATTTCTTGAAGTTGTTGAAATCTATGTTCAACAATTCCTGGAAGTGCCGCTGAGGATTTTTCTAAATTACCCCATATGCCGCATTCTTTACGTGCTGTTTCGTATTCTTTATTGTAGTGTAAGATACACTCTGGTATTTTTGAAATGTCTCTACTTATAGTAAGGTACCAACTCATCTATCCTCATAAAATTCAGTATCTACAAATTCATCATCGTCGGCATCTTGTAAAACTATTGTGATTGCTTCTGTTAGTTTTTCATCATATTCTTGTGCGGCCTTTAGTGTTCTCATATCAACACCTTGGTCTACAAGTGTTTTAACAAAATCTACTGCACAATCTAGTTTTTGCCGCTCCGGAATGTAGTGTGTTACTGTTGTCCAAATTTCTTCTATTTGAGCACTATCCATTGTCTGTTCCATCTTCTGCTGTCTCCTGGTCAGTTATATTAGCAAAGTCATTCATGACTTTTGTTAATTTATCACCGGTCCAGTTTTTTCGGAACTCTATGGTTTCAACACCTTTAGAATCGACATACTTTAATCTGTTACCTTGTTGCTTTATTACGCCTTTTTTCTCAAATAAATCAAGCAATCCTGAATAAGGATTCATTCCAGTTTCGTATGGAATCTTAACTTGTACACTTTCAAAAGGTTTAGCGTACCTTGTTTTCATTACTTTACAAGCCGCTCTAATACCTCGTACATCTGTAACTTTGTTTCCTGCTTCATCTTCTTTTAATTTAAGTTTCTTCATTGCAACAACAATACTAGATGCATATATAAATCCTTGTCCTCCTGATATCTTGTCGTCTGGATCAAACATATCTTGCGATGCATATGTGTGATTAGTAGCCATTAAGCCTACGTTCCATGAACCAAACATATTAACACAGTTTCTTACAAGTGCTGTCAAGGCCTTAGGCTTACGACCCAAGTCACCTTTCATCTCACCTTTGTTAAACTGATCTACATCTGTTGGAGTAAGCAACATACCTAACGAGTCAACTACAAATAAAACTTTTGGAGCATTGTCTCTGTTTTCTGCATGTTCTGTTCTGTATTCTTTCATAAACTCTGATACAGTTTTTGCAACGTCATCGACCATTGACAAACTTAATTTTAATAATTTTTTTTCGTCAGTGTCAACACCAAGTGCTTGTAGCCAAGCCTCGTCTAGTGCATTCTCAGAATCAACTAATATTACAAATATACCTTGATCCTGTGCGTTTTTAATAATGTTGCCTGATGCAATGTATGATTTTCCTGCACCAGACTCACCGGCAAGTACTGATACTTTGCCTAGGGGAATACCTTTGTTAAA